AGCGGCGCGCACTAGCGCTATAACTTCACCACAAGAGGGTCAATATTCTTTTCTAAAAGATACAAACGCTTTAGAATATTATGACGGCGCAAGTTGGGTAGGCGCACCTGTTGGAGATATTACTGAAGTGCAAGCTGGAACTGGTATATCAGTTGCTAGCGGTACTGGCCCGATACCAGTTGTTACAAATACAATGGCAACAGAAATCACGGCATCGGGAGACATAATTGTTGGAACAGGATCGGGAACATTTGATAATTTGCCGATTGGAACAACGGGGCAAGTGCTTACAGCTGATACAACAGTATCGCCATATAAAGTAAAGTGGGCTGCGGCTGCTGGTGGTGGTGGCAAAGTGTTGCAGGTAGTTCAAGGCACGACTGCAACTTTAACTACTATTGCAAGCACAACTTTTACGGATACCACTTTAACGGCTTCAATTACACCTTCATCTGCTTCATCAAAAGTTTTAGTCTTAGTTGCCCAACAAATGTATGCGTATAGAGATACTGGTGGAGTTGGTGGCACTATAAAATTATTCAGAGGGGCAACTGAAATCTGGAAAGCAGGCGACTCATATGGCGCTGCTTATGTAAATGCAGGTTCAGCAAATGCTAGAGTTATTCCTGTATCCTATTTAGATACTCCAAATACAACTAGCAGCACTACTTACAAAACTCAAGGCAGATCTTTTTCAGCAGCAAATAGTGGCTCAGTAACTTTTCAAGATGATGGTGCAACATCTACCATTATATTATTAGAAATAGGTGCATAATGAATTACTTGGTAAAAGCAATAAAAAAACTTAGGCCGACAGCCGAGTTTTCAATTACTGAAAATGATTACTCAACTGTTAAGTGGGATATTTTAGAAGGGAAAGCACCTACCCAAGCAGAAATAGATGTAGCCATTGAGCAAGTTAAAGCCGATGAGATAGCCGAAGCCGAAGCAAAGGCAACACAAAAGGCAGCAGCCGAAGCAAAACTAGCAGCACTAGGATTAACAAGTGATGACTTAAAGGCGTTAGGTTTGTAACTTGCTAACGAGCTATAACGGCTGGCCTGCTAGTAAAGACCCAACAGAAATAGGCATAAAAAGTTATCCAGTACCCGGCACTAATAGAAAGCTTAGATGCGCTGAGGCTGTAGCACCGTTATTAGTAGGCTTTGCCGCTGAGTTTCACGCGCTAATAGAGCCAATAGATCAGGGCGCTTTAGATGAGTGGGGCTATGCTTTCCGTATGGTACGCGGCAGCACAGACCGCCTTAGCTGCCATAGCAGCGGCACAGCTATAGATCTAAACGCGACTAAACACCCGCTAGCAGCTGTAGGTACGTTTCCAGCCGATAAAGTGCCAATGATTAGAGCTTTAGCTAAAAAGTATGGCCTAACGTGGGGCGGGGATTACCGTAACCGTAAAGATGAAATGCACTTTGAAATAACGGTAAATGCTAAAAAAGCCGCTAAACTAATTGCAAAGTTAGGACAACAAAATGCCGACTAGCGCGCAAGTAGTGGTAGGTACTGAGGCTGTAGTAATAGTGCCAGAAACCCGTTTTGACCAAACAGCTATTTTACATAATCTAGGCGCGGGTGCTATTTATTTAGGTGGGCCAGATGTAACCGTAAACAATGGTTTTAAGTTAGATAATGGTGCTGTTTTAACCGTGCCCGTGGGTGATTACGAAGCGCTATATGCTGTTGCCGCTGCCGGTACTCATACGGTAGGGGTACTTACACAAATAAACTAAGGGCATTTAGGAGCAAAAATGGACAAGAAAAAACTAGAGGCGGCTGCCTATAGCTATGGACGTGCCGCGCTAGCAAGCGTTGCAGCTCTATATTTATCCGGCATTACAGACCCTAAAGTATTGGCTAACGCCTTTATCGCAGGTTTATTAGGCCCATTAGTTAAAGCATTACAGCCTAACGAAAAACAATACGGCATAGGCGCTAAGTAATGAACCAAGCCCAAACCCTATTAGCTATAGCGCTAGGACTTTGTAGCCTTGCAGCGGTAGGGCTTGGGCTGGTACGCCATTTAGTTAAGTTTTATTTATCAGAGTTAAGGCCAGACGGTAACGGCGGGCATAACCTTAGAGGCCGGGTTGAGCGTATAGAGGGCCAAGTAGATCGTATTTATGAAATGCTTTTAGAGGACAGATTAAAGCGCTAGCGTGTCGCGTTGCGTTATGTCGGTGTTAGGGCTCATACTTTTACCACACGCTGAGAGGGCTACTTAGTGTAGTAGTTTTATCAGCCTTAACAAAGGGTAAAATATGTTAGCTGATATAGCAGTAATTACTTTAACCGTACTAATAGTAGGCTTATTTATGTTAGCTGCCTATAGGACGGGATACCGTGAGGGCCACGGCGACGGTTACCTAAGAGGGCGCAATATAGCTAAAGCGTTAAAAGAGGTAACTAAATGAGCTTTTTAGATGGATATGAGGACGTAAACGCAAGAATTAAAAGAGCGCGGGCTGAGTTTCCCGGGTTACGGTTAATAGCCTATATAGAGGATATAGATCTAAAAAACGGTTATATCTTAATTAGAGCTGAGGCCTACAAAAACTATGAAGATGAAAAACCCAGCGCTGTAGATTATGCGCTCGAGGTTAGATCAGACCGCGGCGTAAATGCTAATTTTTGGGTTGAAAACTGCGTAACCTCTGCCTATGGGCGCGTTATTGGCTTGCTTACCCCGGGCGGTGTTGGTAGGCCTACACGGCAAGATATGGAGAAGGTAGAGGCCATACAAGCGCCATTACAGACACGCGGAGCAGGCGGGGCTGTACCTACCGCCGCTGAGTCAATAAGCGCGTTAAAGGCCAAACTAGGGGCTGAGCCAATGCCAGAGCCCCCAATATGTAAACACGGGCATAGAGTGCTAATTGAGGGCACGTCAAATAAAACTAATAAACCATATAAAGGCTATTTATGCCCCGACAAGGTAAAAGCTAATCAATGTGAGCCTGTATGGCTAAGGCAGTATGGCGATAAATGGCTAAGTCCTAATGACCATGCAGAGGTTTTACTTGAGGCAGGGCGCAACTTAGACCCAATAGCAGAGCGTGAGCCTGTTCCAGATGCGCTTTTAAGTGATACTGAAAGGGCTGCCCGTGATACCCATTAAGGGCGGTTATACAAGTACAAAGCACGAACAATTACTCGCTAATTATTTAGTAACTTGTTACCCGTGGGTACTTACAGCTACCCCGGCGTTTTATGTAAGTGATTACCACATAAACGAACGGGATTTAGGCGGGCGGTCTAATTACATAGGTGATTTAGAACTACGCTGGCTTAATCAACCGAGTAGCGACCCGGTGTTGTTTGACTATTCTAAAATACAAATGCTGAGTGTTATGCCTATTTTCAAAGATTTACCTACAGCGTATCACCGGGTTTGTTTTAGATTTACAGACGGTTTATTAATGCTGCCTATACCTGCATTACTGGATTTAGAGCCATTTTTGTATAAAAAGCCCGGTGAAGAAGGCACAGAAAGAACTAAACTAAAAGTAATTATAGAAAGAAAAAACTATAACCCGGCTTGCTTTAAGCCCGTTATCATAGGTTAGAAAGGTGCTAAAAACTATGCTTTATATTGAGGCTAAATGCAGACAATGTAAGACCGTTACTTTGCAGCTAGAGCGCGTAGTATCAGATCACCTGCCACCTAACGTTAAGTGCCTACAATGCACTAGATGCGGGCTGCTAGATATAACGTTGGTAGATGTGGATAACGCTAGGCAGGTGCGTAATTAACGAAACCTTGAAAATAGGCTCACTTTGCACAGGTTACGGCGGGCTTGATATGGCAGTAGAGTCATATTTTGGCGCTGAAACTGCGTGGGTATCTGAAATAGATAAATACGCTAGTAAAGTGATAGATGCAAGAATAAATAAACTTAATATAGGTGATTTAAAGATAGTAAATTGGGCAGAAATAGAGCCTGTAGACATTATTACAGCTGGATATCCGTGCCAGCCTTTTAGCAACGCAGGATTACGCAAAGGGGTATTAGATGAGCGACACTTATGGCCTTATATTAAGCAAGCCATTAGCACAATACGACCAAGTATCGTTATATTGGAAAATGTACGAGGACACTTTAAACTTGGATTTAGAGAAGTACTTACCGACCTTACCTGTATCGGGTATGACGTGCGCTGGAGTATTGTACGAGCTAGTGATGTCGGAGCTCCCCACCGAAGGGAAAGATTATTCGCAGTTGCCACGTTACAACGTGCCAACGCCAACAGCCAGCGATTCGCATTGGGACAAAACAACAGCCGAACGGAAAGGAATCAAGGGAAATCACAATTTATCATTGGTGAGCTGGGCAAGACTACTGCCAACACCCCAAGCGAGGGATTACAAAGGAGCCTCAACAAGAGGAACCTATATGCCAAATGTGGTGATATCTGGGATAGGGCAATACCGAATCCATTGGAAAAAGGTAAATTAAACCCTAAGTTCGTTGAATATATGATGGGTTTACCTGCTGGCTGGGTTACAGATTTAGATATTAGTAGATCACAACAATTAAAAATTTTAGGTAACGGCGTAGTGCCACAACAGGCTTACAGAGCTTTAGAACTGCTTTGTAATATAAATAGTTATCCACAGGGGCTAAAAACCTGTGGACAACACGCCCAAGCCCCGCTCAAGTTATCCACAATATGACTAAATGCTTGACTAGCCCAGTACGATTACTGCGCGCAGGCAGAGCCGCCCTAGCGGTTAGCTCAGCCAAGCTGCGTAATCTTAGGGTAGCTCTATGCCTAATTGTAGGCTGCCTGTCTTTTCAAAAAGTTCCGGCAAACGCTGATATAAACGCTATTGATGCTTACAAAATATATGCTCATATAAAGATAGGCTCATATAAAGAGTTTAAGTGTATTGAGAAGTTATGGACTAAAGAAAGTAACTGGCGACCTAAAGCTAAAAACCCTAATTCTACAGCGTTTGGTATACCACAGCTGTTAAAGATGAAAGAAACAAACCCTTATAAACAGATAGACTTAGGGCTAAAGTACATAGATCAGCATAGATTATATAAAGGTAGCCCGTGTTTAGCTTGGGCTCATTATAAGAAACGGGGTTGGTACTAATGGCTAAGCGCGGCGACCCTAGATTAAACAGAGCTTATCGCTACAAGTTTAGAAACCAAGTCTTAGCTAGAGATAACTTTGTTTGCCATTATTGCGGGGCAGATGCAGACCAAGTAGACCACGTTATACCTATAAGTAAAGCGCCTGAATTAGTAATGAGCTTTGATAACGCTGTGGCCTGTTGCAAGCGCTGTAACGTACAAAAAGGCAATAAGTCGCAAGGCGTTTTTTTAGCCAAGACGGCTAC